GGCTTGAGTTCTCCTATTTTAGATATAGGATTAGACTTTGCAGGTCTCCGGACTTATTCTGGAGTTAAAACCTGTATAGGTATGTATGGTGCGATGTTTCGCGCTCTTCAAGGGAGTGGTGGAATATTGCATGGTACATTGCGCAGAATAGGTACTAGTTTAGTTAGTGGGAACCTGCGCATGCTGTCATGGTTTGGCAGTAATATTCCCACTTTCGAGGAATCTTCCAATTACCCACATGTAGATATTGACTTTAGTAGGGGTGATGGAAAATTTGCTCTGCAGATTAGAGCTCCTTTATCTAGAGTACCTAACAGAGGTAATCTAGGTAAAGTTGTTTTTTACCTGCTTGGTGGCCCATTAGCTGCCAAAGATGTTACCGCTGATCTTTATTTCTCTATTTTTATAGAGGGAATTAAAGAAAGCGTAGTGCCCAGTGTGTTGCAATATAGTGAAATGAGTTGCAACTGGGCAGAAATTAGTGCAATTGTGGGTACTGGGCAAACGATTATTGTGCCCAACCACATTTGCGATTGGAAACTTTCCAATGCCACAGTTGCTCTGAAGAATAATCCACTGAGTGCCATCTTTGGTGCTTGTGGTTATTTTAGGGGCAAACTGGAAATGTCCTTGACTTGGACCGCAAATGGCAAATTGTCGGATGCGGGTTCACGACTATGGATTGGAAAGTGCTGGGGAGATCCAAAGAGAGCAGAGGTTCTGGAAAGCACGGTAACTAACGTGTATATTCCAGGATCATGTTCTTTTGTGCTTGATGTCGGCGATTATACGGGCTGTAATAAGCCTGGAAATATGCCAGCAAGCTTAACCAATGAAACCCAACACATTAATATTTGGGTGGAGGATGGATCTAAAATCGGGAATTTGCAACTCTCGATTAGATTATTACCAGGCTTTGCCTTTTATGGCAGGTCTGTGCTCCTTTCTGGATAGGTATTTCCAGAAGGTTTACCTAGAAGCCTAAAGTTCTAGGAGAGTGGTTGCCTTAAGCAACTCCCAACAGGATGTCTCTCAATTAGCTTAGAGAATAGGGTGAATGTGCCTTAAGCAAGCACAGTCCTCTTCCTGATGGAAGTCCCATGAGTCAACACATGGGGTTGGGGGTTCGTAGTACCGATTCTTACTACGTGATTTCACTATCTTTCAAGAAAGAAGTGGGGATATCTAGATCCTTAAGGTTCGGAAATACATATTGCCTGTGTTATGCTCATTACATCCATTAAGTGAAATACTTAATAGCTAATGGATTGTGGTGTAACATGGGGTAGTTGCTGTATGTATTGATGAAAATCTAGAAAATGACTAGCGTGAAAGTACGTATGTGGGTGTGATTCCCATGCTTGTTGTACCAAAGCCATATGGTACTGATTTGCTACCTTTTAAGAAAGGAGATTGTTCTGGTGAAATTCCAGACTTATCTTTTACTGTTTTATTTTAATTTTCAGTAAAGAGGGTGGTGTCCTGTCAACACCTCGTAGTTGGAGCGATCTGGGTCCAACCGCATTTTCAGGTTTTAGATATAACCTGGGTTTTTACTGCTTCCGGTTTTCCATAAAACCTTAAAGCGGCCTGGCGTCCAGGACTTCCTGGCACACGGCGACATGGTTTGTAACTTCCATAGTAAAAGTTACCATCTTTGAGCTAAGTGTGATCGTGATGGACACTTGCCTATCTGTTGTCGGATAGTAAAATTTCCTTTTAGTAGGGGGTGATGTATGTAGTTTTGAAACTACCCCTGAGGTCTGGGAATAGACACGCCTGGTAGAGCGATATCTGCTTAGGAGCTTGGTTTTAATATCCAGTAGTCAAGATGGTTAGAGGTGGCACTCGACCCATTGGATGGCGAGCCGATTAATACGGCCAGGGTAATAAACCCTACCTGGACCCCAAGTTCGATTTCTTAGTTTATGTAAACTAAGCGCATTTGCCAGTTTTGGATATAACTGGACGCTACGGTAATGGCGTAAATTACCTTTAGTAGCAAGATTTAGCCAATCTGTTAGACACGGAAGTGATGCCCGTGCACTGCTCATGTTTTAAACGTGGTTGGATCTTGTGAAACTGTGGAATTTTATTTTCTGCTTTTTGTGGCGATAGACGAGGTTTGTCCTTTTCCTTGTCTTGCTAAGTTGGACACAAAAATATGCAATTTTGTTTTCAATAGAGTCGAAGAAATGTCTTCTTCACAAAAAAAAAA